AGTTTATCGTGGTCAGCCCAGAAGTTGCAAGCATTCTTGAATTTACAAGCGGATTCCGTGCAGACACCACTGTAGATGAAAATCGTGGTACTGCCGGAGCAGTTAAGGTTGGACAACTTAGCAAGAAATTGGATATCTATGTTGACCCATATTTCTTGAGAAATGTAATCCTTGTAGGTCGTAAGGGTAATTCGTTCCTTGAGAGCGGTTATGTATATGCACCTTATGTGCCTCTACAGGTCACACCAACCATTTTCGACCCAGAATCATTCGTTCCTCGTAAGGGCGTAATGACTCGTTATGCGAAGAAGATGGTTAGACCAGATATGTATGGTCTTGTAATCTGTGAGGATCTACTAGGTTAAAAACCTTTTAGTTCATAGTAACTCTTAAGAAGCCTCACTTCTCCTTACGGGAAGTGGGGTTTTCTTTTATCTTTTAGGTTAAAAACAACTATTTAGCTGAGAGGATAAAAGAATATGACTGCTCCACCTACCCTAACCCCCGTTCAACAAACAAGCCCCTATGTTCTTCCTGCCACAGGAAGCACCAGTAATGTAACTGCCACTTCAGTTCCTTACGGTGTGTATCTTACTTCACCTGAATTTATCTCAGGAGCAGCATCTCAAGTTGCATATACGTATAAGATGCTTGGTGGAGATGTTTTAGATATAGAATTAACAGAGCAAAATGTTTACACATCATATGAATTAGCTGTTTTAGAATACTCATACATTATTAACAATCATCAAGCAGTAAATGTTTTGTCAGATTTTCTTGGAGCAACCACTGGTACTTTCGATCATAAAGGGGTTCTAGAGTCTGGTGAGCTTTCTTCGAGCCTGAGTGGGACCCATGTGGCACTAAAGTACCCTTCATTTAATTTTTCTTATGCTAAAAAAGTTTCAGACGGACTATCACAAGAAGCTGCGATGGGAGATGTCAGAGTTTATTCTGCGTCTTTTAACACAAGCCCAAACCAACAACAATATGATTTGCAAAAAATAGTCCAAGATGCGTCGATTGATGGAAAAACTAAATTTGGAGCAGCTTTTACAGGAAGTGTTAACAATAAAAGAATTGATATCCGTCGCGTTTATTATAAATCAAATGCAGCCATGTGGAGATTTTATGGATACTATGGGGGATTGAACGTGGTTGGTAATTTGTCCACCTACGGTCAATATTCAGATGACTCTACATTCCAAATTGTTCCCACGTGGCAAAATAAATCTCAAGCTATGGCTTTTGAGGATAGCCTCTACACCAGGGCATCTCATTATTCGTATGAGATAAGAGACAATTATATTAACATATATCCACCTCCAGAGACCGCAGGTTCTTTCATTAGCCCTGCAAAAATTTGGTTTGAATTTACAATTCCAGAAGACGCTTGGGCTTCTGATCCAAGTAGGAAAGATGGGAAAGATGGAATCAATAACTACAATACACTTCCTTTTGCCAATATACCATATGCCAACATTAACAGCATGGGTAAGCAGTGGATAAGAAATTATGCCTTAGCAGTCACAAAAGGAATGTTAGCCCAGGTTCGTGTTAAGTTTGGTGCTATCCCGTTACCAGGAAATTCTGTCACTTTAAACGCATCCGATTTAGCTTCGCAATCGCAAGCAGAAAAAGAAGGATTAAAAGCAGAATTAAAAGAACTATTAGATAAGCTCACTTACTCAGCGATGGTTGAAAAGGATGCTAAAATGGCAGATGATGCCAAAACATTACAGATAAATGTTCCTATGAAAATTTTTGTAGGATAAGGAGGATTTTTTAATGTCAGATGACAACAAGTGGAATAGACCAAATAATCCTCCACCTCCTCTTTTTTTCAATAAAAAAGAAAGAGATTTAGTAAAGCAAGTTAACGATGAGCTTATTGAGAGAGTAATTGGTCAAACAATTGCCTACTATCCGATAAGTCGAGAATATACCAATTACCACCCACTTTATGGTGAAGCTATAGAGAAAAACTTTTTACCTCCAATTCGGGTATATGTTTTAGTTGATTGGAATGGTAATGAAACTACGACCACTAAATATGGACTAGATAGGATTTACAATTTGACATGTCATTTTCACAAGAGAAGACTAACCGAAGACCAAGATGTTTTTGTTAGGGAGGGAGATTTTATTCTTTATAATAAACAGTATTACGAGATTATTACTTTAACAGAACCAAAAGAAATTTTTGGACAAAACCAAAATCAATTAGAAATATCAGCCAAGTGCGCTAAAGCTCGTCAAGGTCTGTTTGATGGTAATTAATTATGAATAAAGATAGCACAACTAAACAATTAATGAGCTACAAGCCCTCAACCATAGAGACAATTGATACAGCTCTGTTTGAATATATTAATGAAGAAATAAACTGTTTTTGCACAACTAACAAAGGTTTTAAAAAAGTTCCTGTCATTTGGGTCTCCTCTGAAAGAGCATTTCAGATAAAAAACAATAAAGACTTAAGGGATGACGACGGAACTTTAATTTTTCCCATGATGACTCTACAGAGAGATAGTTTTGAAAAAAGTCTTCAAGAAAAGGGAATATTTTATGGAAGTAATTTACCCATCAACGATGCAAAGGGTGGCTCGATAACAATACAAAGAAAGATAAAGCAAGATAAAACAGCTAACTTCTTAAATGCAGACACTTATCGCAAACAAAATAATATTGTAGGGAATCAAGGTTTTAACGGAACTCAACAAATAAATTTTCCAAATAGAAAAAAAGCCAACGAGAAGAAAATTGTTTATGAAACTATTACAATACCAGCCCCAGTTTATGTAAATGTTAACTATACTATCCAAGTGCGAACTGAATATCAGCAGCAAATGAATGAGATAGTCCAACCTTTTGTTACCAATACGAGTGGCATAAATTATAAAGTATTAGGCAAAGACGGTCACACTTACGAGGTGTTTTTTGCTCAAGATTTCAGCGTTTCAAATAACTTAACGGAATTAGGGGATGAAGCCCGTGTTTATGAAACCAATATCGGTATAAGAGTCCTTGGATATTTGGTCGGTGCAGCACAAAATGAAAAGCAACCAAATATTGTAGTAAGGGAAAACGCAGTAGAAGTTAAAACTACAAGAGAAAGAGTGATGTTCGGAGATGAGCCAGATTGGATAAAAGGAAAGTATAGACCTTAAATGTTTCGTCTTTTCGCATACAAACACACTATTTATAAAAGATTATTAAAGCACAATAAGGAGATTTAATCACATGGCATCCAAAAAATATCGTTTTGTTTCACCTGGAGTTCAATTAAGAGAGCTTGATAGATCACAAATTCCAGATGAACCAGAAGAAATCGGACCAGTAATTATCGGTCGCGCACAGCGAGGACCATCACTGCAACCAGTAAAAGTTCAAAGTTACACAGAATTCGTTCAAATTTTCGGCACACCTCAGCCAGGAGGTAAAAATGGTGACGTTTGGCGTGAAGGTAATGAAGGTCTTTCTCCTCAATATGGTGCTTATGCAGCAGAAGCATGGTTAAATAATAGCCGCCCTCTCACATTTATTAGATTATTAGGTCGGTCACATGCCGATTCAACAACCGGTGGTGAAGCTGGATGGAAAATTGGTGGTACACCTACAAGTAATGGTGGTGGTGCTTTCGGTCTATTTTTGGTAGATAGTGGATCCTCTGCTACGCAGAATGCAGTAACTGGTGCTACTGGTCTAAGATTGGGACCAAACCCAGAAGAAAATCTCACCCTTGTCATTACTGATTCTGCCGGTAAAGCGGTAACTTTTGTGGTAGATTATGACAACTCTACTCCAACTAGCTCTACACAACAACGTATTGACTTGTCAGCAGTGACTAAAGCCACCGCAACTGCTGCCAAGTTCGCTGATGCAGTGGGAGCAGCTATAGCCACAGCCTCCGCTGGAGGATTATTGCAGGTTTCAGCGACTTATGGTCCACTTTCTGTTAATTTCGTGCGTCCACTGATGGCGACGAGCGATATTCTCATCCATCAAACTCTTGGCGGAAATGCAGGAAACACCTCACTTGGAGGAACCCTCAGTGGCTCCATTTATGTCACCGGTTCATATCTTACAGCAAGTCAAGGAAATTTTGGGACTATCACCACAGTGCCCGCGCCGCCTTTCACCAGTGCTAATCCTCCTGCTTATGGTCCTTTTGCTGGCGGTCTTGGTGCGAAGATTGCTGCAAATGTTACAGGAACACTTGCTGCTGTTTTCTACACAAAAGCAAATTATAGTATGGGTCTTAGTGGCTCAACTGCTTCGGGTAGTACCGCAACAGTCGCAGCACAAAAAAATGTTAAACGCTTAGGTACAGCTTGCCTCCTTACAAACGATGGCACATCAGCAAACGGTGGTCAGTGGACTGCCCAATTGCAGAATGCGGGGGTCGCTGTC